TGCGAGGATTTCGAGATTTGATTCGATCTTTCCAGTTTGTTTTCCATTGGTGCCTCCGTTGGTGATTGTTCTGCCGCTATCCTGCGATCGCGTAAGCCATGAAACGATAGCCCGGTTTATTCCCTTCGGAGTTTTCTTCCGTGTGGGGTTAGCGTCCATCCAGACTTTCGTCCGCTTCAGCTCTGATTTCACATCTACGCCCGGAAACGCCTGCTGCCATTCGGCCATTTGCTGCTTGGAAATCTCGTACATATCCCCTCCGAGTAGCGGAAGGGTTCCTGCCAGTTCTTCCGGCGGAACGCTCCGCGCAATAGTCTTTTTCTGTTCTATTCTGTTCTGTTCTGTTCTGTTCTGGTGCGTTTCATTTTGCGTTTCATCGCGTTTCAGAAACGTTTCAGACTGTTTCAACGCTTGTTTTGCGCGGAATTTGTTGACCCTTTCCGTGCTTGAGTCCGACACAAATTGGCGCTTATTCCAGTTCAAAACAGCCCAATTTTCATCGATAAAACCCTTCGCTTGAAACGCTAATTTTGTTTCAAGAAACGTTTCATCATCGTTACATCCAATTCCATATTTCAACTCGTCATAGGAAAGCTTTTCGGTGAGTCCGGAGCTGCGCAAGCAGAACAGTCTAACAAGCCGAATCTGTAGTACATCGCTCATGGTCCGAATTTTTGGGTCCGTGGAGAATTCAGCGTACATCCTGAACCACTGGTTCATTTCGTTCCCTTCTAAGTGGGGCTGGCGAGGAGAGCCTTAGAAACTCTCCTCTGCCACTTTCGGCTCCGCTGATCAGGCAGAGCGCCGTAGTCCTTCGCAGGCGCGGCGGACAGGATCAGTTTGCACCTTTGGTCGCGGACTGTCTTGGACAAAATGCTGGGCGGGATACTGCGCTGATTCCCGCCCGGTTTGCGTGTAGGTTGCCTAGCTGATAATTGGCAGATTCGCCAGTTCAGCCACTTCGGACGTTTTGATGCGGTTGCGCAGCCATTCGGAAATCATCCCAATAGCCGCAATCTTCCAGGCCCCGCCGTCCGCTTCGAATAGCGCCAACTGCGCCCCATCCTTCACGCGAAAAATGAAATCGCTGGCCGGCTGATCCAGTTCGCGGAACGTGCGGAAAGGTTTCAGTGTGACGCGCGCCTTTACTTCGACGCTTTCCTTGAAGGCGGAACCGCGCTGGACGGTTACCTCCTGAGTGATTCCGCTGTCTACCTGCTTCACGGTTTCCTTGCCGGTGATGTGGCTGGCGAGGTCGAGCAGTCCGGCGAGGTCAGGGGTGCTCTGGAAGTGGGATTGCAGGCCGATGATGAAGTCTTCTTGCGTCCCAAATCGATTGAAATATGGGAAGGTGGTTACGCCCTCGGTCAGTACCGCGGTCACGTGTGCAATGCGGCGGCCGTAGCTGTCCGCTTTGCGCTGAACGAGATCCACGCGGCCAAAGGTTGTGATGTGGATCAAACTCCCAGCAACTTCGAAGCCATCCACGCCAGATTCGAGCAAGTTGACAAATCCATCCAGCGTGCCGACAGAGAGCGCCGGAGCCGATGGGGTGGGAATAAGCGTGAGGGCGCGCGTCCCATAAGGCAGACCATGAATTTGGATCTGCGTTGCGGGCGCAAGGTCAACGATTTTCTGAATGAATGCTGCGGATTGGTCCAAATTACACCGTCTCTTTCTGCTGTTGTTCTGCTTCGGTTTCCCCTTCAAACAGGTCGATTTGGCTGGTGTCCTGCGTAAAGGCTTCGATAACGCCGTCAATCTTCTTGAGGTAGATGGTGGAGTCCACACCATTGACCGGTGACAGTTTGGTGTCAACCGAGCACACGACAGCGGCCCCGGAGCGGTCCTTGTATGGGACAAACTCGAAAGTCAGGGAAATCTTGCGGTGCTTGTCGAGCAGCGTGTTTGGGTCTTTGATGTTCGCGTTGACCGCCTCCAGAGCGTTCTGGAAAAGCGGATGCGCAGCGCCCCGGCAAATCGTGAACAGGTCTACTTTGGGAGCTTTCATTTCTGTCTCATTTCTGCGAATTCCATCGCGTGGGTTATGCGGCCACCTTGACGTTCAGCGCGTTGCAGTCCGCGTGCTTCTTCGTCCAGCAGTCCGGGCAGAAGAAGAACAGCACCTTGCGCCGCACGCGGGCCGCGCCTTGCACTGTGCGGTGGCCGCAATGGTTGCACGGTATCTTGCGGCCCACCAGGGGCTTGCGGCGCGGCTTCACTTCGTCACCGCTGCGCCGTGTTCTTTGCGCAGGTAGCGTTTCAGCCACATCGCCAGGGTGCGGTCGTCGGCCTCTGCGAGCTGCTTGATGCGCGCGTAGACCTCCGGGCAGTCGGTCAGATCGACGGTGATGGTCTTGCGCTCCGGCTTGGTGGGCTTGCTGTTGTGGGATGTATCCAGCGGAGGCAGGTCTTTGGTCTCCTCGCGGATTGCATTGATCTCTGCTGCGAAGGAGGGTTTGTCTGCGCTCAGGTTCATCGCTGCAACTCGCGGTGCGGCGGCCTTGATTGTCTCTGCGTCGTATTCAGGTGCGGGTGTGTGCTGCATGTTCATCCTTTCTGGTCGAGAAACTGTTGAAGCTCTTTCAGGCACTCTGTGATTTCCAGTATTTGCATCTTGCAGAGGCGCGGAGGTAACTGCATCATCTCCAAGCTCTGCTTGGCAATGTGCGCCGCTCTCAGGGCTATCCCGATCTGCATTGCGCTGTCTGTTTCTGGCATGATGACCTTTCTATTCTGCGTTTGTGCGCTGATCAATCTCTTCCGCGCGGTAACGTTTCAGCTCTGCGGGGCCGGACTTCATCGCATCAATCCGCCTTTTCAATAGAAATTACAGTGCGTTCTGGCAAGCCATAGTGCTTGACTGCCTTGATGCCTACGACCTGGCCGTCATCGACATACAGGATGCCTGTCAGCGCGTCCAGGGTGGCCCGGCATAGCTTGTCTATATCCGGCTTCGTTGGCGGGTGCGTCCATGTCTTGCGGTGACCCTTTGGGCGCTTGATGTAGAAGTCGCACTGCACAGAAACTGCAACGTGTGGGCCTGCGAAAATCGCATCACTGTCCCGCGCGGCGAGTGCGGCATATCCGACCGCTTGGCGATAGGGAATCGTGTGCGCGTTGTCGCAGGTGAGCTTAGCTTTACCGTTGACAACATAGCCACGCATACTTCCTTGTGGCGCGGCGCGTCCGAGTACTTCGAACTTGATATAGTCACTCATGCGCTCACCACCTCCACATTGAATGCACGCGCTTGCTTGTCCTCTTGAGGAACACGCCCAATCAGACCCTTTACGCGCGCGCCGATCTCTGGAACAGTGCGCGCCTTTGCATAGTTTTTGTGAGAGAACAGAGTCTCTCCCGCGTCTGTGAGCACCCAGAAAATGTCTTTGTGCGGTAATGCATTCTCTACCACCCCGGTAAACTTCTCGCTTTGTTTGTGCATGATTTCCCTTTCTTCTGTTAGTCCAAGAATGCAAGATCAGAATCCGTAATCCCAAGATCGCCGAAGTCATCTGTATCGCGCTGTATAACGGAAACCGCGGCAGGCAATTCAAATGGCCCGCAAATAGATCGCAGTTCTTCGATTGCCTGATCTGCTAGTTCGTTGAATTCGGAAACATTCCACTCTATCTCGGCGATACGTTTATCGTCGCGAAAACGGCGAATCGTCACCAATTGCATTTCTTTAGGAACGAGAGGGCAGAACATAGAGAAATCCCACCATTCTCGCTCGAAAACAGCTATGCAGGAGTCGATCTGGTCAATGTGATCTGGAGGTATGACCTGACTGCGAATCCAACGCTGATGCGTACTTGGTTTTGGGCACTTCAATTCCAAGCCTCCCGATAATCCGATCAAGCCATCTGGCGAAGCGCCGAACCGTGCAATAGTTTCATGCATCCCAAATCCAACCTCTTCTACCATCACATCTTCCTCAAGCTCATACGCGGCTCGCCCTGAAGCTTCGCGCTCTATACCGTCCATCATCTCCGTGCTCACGTAGTTATCTTGGACAACGATACCGGTTAGAAGTTCCCCGATCTTCCGATCAAGGTATGCTTTGCGCTTTGCTAGTGGCTCCCCGCCGCGCACTTCTCCGCTCTTCAAAACTCGCTCCTTGGAGAAACTAAGCAGAGCGGCCATACTTGATGCGGTTACAACTCCGCAGTGAGCTTGAAACCATGCGGGTGATAGTTGAGCGCAGTTGATAAGCTTCATGGAAGTTCCTCAGTACTGGATGCAGATGTTTGGGATTTCGTTCTTTGCGATGGCGATGAGCAAGTCTTGAGCGCGGTCCATTGGAATGTCGAGCGCAACAATTGCGCCCAATACCTCGTTGTCGATCTTGAGCCGGTGCGCACGGTTCTTTGCGCGCTTCTCAGCCTCTTCGAGTTCCTCTTTTTGCCGCGCCGCTACCCGCTGGCGCTCAGCCTCGACCGCCGCATACCGTTCGCGCTCTGCCTTTGCTACTGCTGCGCTGGCTGCAAGTTCTGCCGCTTCGGCCTCAGCTACGCGCCGCGCCTCAGCATCCCGTAGAGCTTGTTGCGCGCGCTCTTCCGCTTCCTCTGCTTCGCGGCGCTCCTTTTCCAATTGCGCCTGATAGGATTCGGCCTCTGCTAGGCGCAATGCTTCTGCGCGTAATTCCGCTG